CAGGAATAGAGTATAAATAAAATTAAGAAAACTCTTTAACAATGGCAATTCAGAGGATATCACGGGCATTTAAGGACATTAGTTTATCTTTTGATCCCCATCCTGTGACAAAAGACCTTCCGATTCTAAAAAATGAGAACGCAATTCGTCGTTCCGTAAGAAATATAGTAGAAACTATCCCAACAGAGAGATTTTTTAACTCTTTGTTGGGTTCTGATGTAAGAAGAAGTCTATTTGAATTTGTTGATTTTGGTACTGCATCAGTGATTCAGGATCAAATTGAAATTGCGATTAATAATTTCGAAGATAGAGTCGAAAATTTGATCGTTCAAGTAGATCCAATACCAGACGAAAACACATTTAATGTAACAGTTATATTTGATATTATTGGTCAAGAGTTTCCGACACAAGAATATTCATTCCTCTTAGAGGCAACCAGATAAAATGCCTTTTACAAAATATACAAATCTAGATTTTGATCAGATAAAAACATCTATCAAAGATTATCTCCGTGCCAACTCTACATTCACGGACTTTGACTTTGAAGGATCAAATTTTTCAGTTTTAATTGATACGTTAGCATATAATACTTATATTACTGCATTTAATTCGAATATGGTTGTGAATGAATCCTTTTTGGATTCGGCAACTCTTCGAGAGAATGTGGTTTCTCTTGCCGGTAATATTGGATATGTTCCCCGTTCCAGAGTCTCATCTACGGCACAAATATCATTTAACGTAACAACTGATAGCACTCCTACACTCACTCTGAAGGCAGGTATAGTGTGTATAGGGAGCACTAATGATACTACATATACCTTTGCCGTCTCAGAAGATGTTACAGCAAACGTTGTGAACGATATAGCATCCTTTAACAACCTTAATGTTTATCAGGGAATATTCTTAACCAAACAATTTCAGTATGATGGTTCTTTGGATCAAAGATTTGTTCTGAATAATTCTTTTGTTGATACATCGACACTCAAGGTATATGTTAAAAAAACAGAACAATCTGGACTTGGTGTCGAATACTTCCTTTCAGAAAATATTTTTAATATAGATAAAAACTCTAGAATTTTCTTTACTAATGAAGTTCAAGATGAAAGATATGAATTAAGATTTGGTGATGGACTGATTGGTAAAAAACTTGGTGATGCAGTTGGTTCTGATGGGACGATAATTACTGCCAACTACATTATTACTGATGGTAGAGATGGCAATGGTGCTTCTAGTTTTTCATTCTCCGGAACATTAGAGAGTGCATCTGGTGAGATTATCGATCCAGGAACTGTCACGATTACTACAAATCAATCATCAATTAATGGTGGAGATATTGAACCGATAGATTCAATCAAATATTATGCTCCAAGATTATATTCGTCTCAATATAGAGCTGTTACATCAAGAGACTATGAGGCAATTATAAAAAGAATATATCCAGACACCGAATCAGTATCTATAGTCGGTGGTGAGGAAATGGATCCTCCCCAGTTTGGTACAGTTCAAATCAGCATTAAACCAAAAAACGGATCATTTGTTTCAGATTTTAATAAAACACAAATTTTATCAAAGTTAAAACAATTTACAGTATCTGGAATAAATCAAAAAATAACAGATCTTAAGATTCTTTATGTTGAACTTAATAGTTCTGTTTATTACAATTATTCGCAAATATCGAGTGTGGATTCATTAAAAACTTCTGTCATAAATTCTTTGCAGAAATATTCAGAATCTTTAGATTTAAATAAATTTGGAGGAAGATTTAGATATAGTAAAATACAGCAAGTTATTGATAATACAGATACTGCGATTACATCAAATATTACAAAAGTCATTATTCGTAGAGATTTAAAGGCAGTAATAAATCAATTTGCTCAATATGAGTTGTGTTTTGGAAATAGATTTAATGTGAAACCTCAAGGAAGTAATATTAAATCTACAGGATTTAAAATTTCGGGAGAAGTAGATACTGTTTATTTGACAGATGTTCCTAATGCAGATTTAAAAACAGGAATTATTTCAATTGTAAAACAAGTATCTGAAGAAACGAGAGTAATTGTAAAGTCTGCAGGAACAGTTGATTATGGAAAGGGAGAAATTAATCTTGGTACTGTAAATGTCACAGAAACTGCAGTTTCTGGTAATATTATTGAAATTCAAGCATTTCCAGAATCTAATGATGTCGTCGGACTGAGAGACCTGTATATCTCATTAAGTATTCCTAAAAGTACAATAAATATTGTAAGAGATGCAATTGCTTCTGGAGATGAAATATCCGGAACCAGATTTGTTAATGATTTTTATACATCAAGTTATTCAAACGGAAATCTAATAAGAAAGTAATATGATACAAACTGGATTTGAATCTAGAATTAAGGTACAGGATCTGATCGATAATCAGATTCCAAGTTTCATCTTGGATGAGAGTCCAAAAACGGTAGACTTTTTAAAACAATATTATATTTCTCAAGAATATCAAGGAGGTCCTACAGATCTTACTGATAACTTGGATCAGTATTTAAAATTAGATAATCTAAAACCAGAAGTTATTGTCGATAGTACTATATTAAGTGGAATTTCTACTGGTGGAGATACTGTAATTAATGTCTCTAGTACGAAAGGGTTTCCTAATCAATATGGACTTCTTAAAATTGATGATGAAATTATCACATATACTGGAATAACTACCAATAGTTTTATTGGATGCGTACGCGGATTTAGTGGAGTAACGGATTACCATCAAGATTTAAATCGTGGCGAATTGGTATTTACAACATCAACCGCAACAGAACATCAATCAAATTCTTCTGTTCAAAATTTAAGTTCTTTGTTTTTAAAAGAATTTTACAAAAAATTAAAATCAACTTTCACTCCTGGATTGGAGAATATTGACTTTGTAGATCAAATTGACGCTGGAAATTTTATAAAAAGAGCAAAAGATTTTTATGCTTCCAAAGGAACAGATGAAGCAATAAAAATTCTTTTTAAAGTTATATTTGGAGAAACACCTTCAATTATAAATCTAGAAGACTACTTAATTAAACCATCTTCTGCAAATTATGTGAGAAGAGAAGTTATAGTAACAGAATTAGTATCGGGAGAACCTTCGAAGATAGTTGGACAAACACTTATAAAAACTACTGATGCAAATACAACGGCTTCAATTTCTGCAGTAGAACCATTTTATGCAAAAAATAAAACTTTTTATAAAATTCAATTATATATTGGGAATGATGGTAAATCTTCTGTAGAAGGCAATTTTATAATTACACCCAATACAAAATTAATAGAAAGTGTATCCGCAGGATCTTCTATTTTAAATGTAGATTCGACAGTAAGTTTCCCACAATCAGGAACATTAGTTTCTGGAACCAATACTATTTCTTATACTGGAAAAAGTATTAATCAATTTTTTGGATGTACTGGAATCAGTGATACGATACCTACAGCATCAAATATTAGATCTAATGATACTTACTATTCTTATGAAGATGGAGATACATCTAAAAAAGTCGAATTAATACTTCTTGGAGTAATTAGTAATTTAGTTGAAGAAAGTGAAAATTTTAAGGTAGAAGAAGGTGATATAATCACAATTAAAAATCTTGGAGACAAGATTAAAAACCCGAAATTAAATCAAACCCATAAAGAAATTTTTGCTAATTCTTGGATTTATAATACCAGTTCAAGATATCAGATTATTGATAATAGTAGGATTGAATTAGGATCTGTCATTGATAGATCCAGTTTAAAAAAAGGAGATGAGGTTGAAATATTACAAAGAGAAACTGAAAATTTAATTGCCACTTCAAGTCCAGTCTATATTAGTGATATTAATGAACAAGAAAATTCTTTAAGTTTACAAAATATATTACGTGCCGATGGTACACGTCCATTTTTTGAAGATGGTAAAGAATATGATGTAAGAAGAAAATTAAATAAAACAAAGTCTTCGGGACCCGAATTTAATTCTAGTTCTTTATTGTCCGATGTTCTCAATGTATATGTTGATAAGGATGAATATGCATATGTTGCATCTAATTCTCTATCTTCGGAAGTAAGAGATGAAATTTTTATACCTGATACTAGTCCCCGAGAAATAATAAAAAATTATCGATTTGATATTGATACGAGTTTAAAATCTGTTAGTATTGGTAGTACTACAAACCTTCAAGATAAATTAAATGAGGTCAATAATAGTATTGAAGCAGATTCCCCAATTCCTTTTATAACGGGAGATGAGGTATATTACTCACCTCAAGAAGAGTCTTTAATTGGACTTCAAACAGGAACATATTTTATAAAGAAAATATCAAATATAAAATTTAAATTATACAGTTCCTTATCTTTAATCGAATCTGGAAGCAATTTAACATTCACAGAACCATCTTCAACCGTTGGAGATAATATAGGAACTCATACTTTCATTTTAAATTCTCAAAAAGAATCCAATCTTGGCATACAAAAACTCTTAAGAAAATTTCCACTAGAAAAAAATATTGAAAATGGTTCTGGAACTGCTACAGTTCCTGGAACTACAGGAATGTTAATTAATGGTATAGAAATTCATAATTATAAGTCTAATGATGTAATATATTATGGTCCAATTGAAAGTGCAAATGTTCTTTCTGGTGGAGAAAATTTTGATGTAATTAATGCTCCAATTATTGAAGTTTCTGCAGGTGTAGGTTCTATTGCAAAAATTCAACCAGTCATTAGTGGAAGTTTTGAAAAACTATATGTAGATACTCAAGATTATAATATTGATAATATTATTTCTGTGAATATCTCTGGTGGTAATGGGACTGGTGCAGTAATTGAACCGGTATTAATTTCTAGACCTAGAGAAGTTTTATTTAATGCAGAAGAATTTTCTAGTGGTGGAGGAGTTAATGAGAACACTGATCAAATTGTATTTTTAACAGATCACAACTTTGTTAATGGTCAAGAAATTATCTATAATTCTTTAGGTAATAATTCAATAAAAATTGGAACACTTGCAGATAATATAGATCTTCCTACTAATTCTGCATATTTTGTTGGTGTTACTAACAATAAAGCAATAAAATTATATAATAACTTAAGTGATCAACAATCAGATACAAATGTTGTAGGAATTTTTACCGGATCTTCTGGAACACATAAGTTCTCAACACTTTCTTCAAAAAAACAAATTGCTTATACAAAAATTATTAATGGTGGAGAAGGATATAGTAATAGAAAATTAATTGTCAGTCCTACTGGAATATCCACAATACAGAACTCTATCAATTTCAAAAATCATGGATTTAATAGTGGTGAAATTATAGAATATAATTATGAAACAAGTCAAATATCAGGTATCACAACTACAAATCAATATTACATTTTAAAACTTGACGAAAATTCTTTTAGATTATGCAATGCTGGTGTTGGAGGAACAAATGCTTCAAATTACGAGAGAGAAAATTATGAAGAATTGAATAGTACTGGAAGTGGATATCAATACTTTAAATATCCCGATATTTCAGTTTCAATTAAATATAATTCGGTTGGATTTGGAACTACAACTCAATCCCATCAAGATATAGTAACTACTCCTGTAGTAAAAGGAAGTATTATTGATGCTCATGTTTATGAGTCTGGAACTGGATATGGATCTACAATATTAAATTTTGAAGATAAACCAACAATTAATATACAAAATGGAAAATCTGCTCAATTAACTCCAGTTGTTATTGGAGATAAGATTATCAGTGTTTCCATCAGCTATCAAGGAAGTGAGTATTATTCAGTTCCAGATCTAATTGTAACTGGTTCTGGAACCGGGGCAGAATTGAGAGCAATAATTAATAATGGTCAAATATCAGAAGTTAAAGTTATTAATACTGGTATTGGATACTCTGCATCAAATACAAAAATTCAAGTTGTTTCATCAGGAAAAAATGCCTTTATTGATCCCCAAATAAGAAAATTAACTCTCGATGATAATAAAGTGAGATTTAATAATGGTCAAGTTTTGCTAAAAGGTAAGGATAAACTTCAGTATTCAGTATCAAAATATTTTGAGGACTTAAGAGACTCTTTTATAGAAACTCCTGTGGGTGTAGGAAATACTATCAACTCCAAAATAATTGGATGGGCTTATGATGGAAATCCAATTATTGGTCCGTATGGATATACAGACCCAGAAAATGAACTTTCGGAGTTGAAATCATTAGAATCTGGATATATTTTAAATATATCGAATGTTGAAGATAGACCATCTGGATTTGATGCTGGATTTTTTGTTGAAGACTACCAATTTGATGGAAGTGGAGACCTAGATGAATATAATGGAAGATATGAAAAAAATCTAGAATATCCCAACGGTGTTTATGTATACCACGCTACTATAGATCAATTCCCATATTTTATAGGTAATAAATATAAATCAAAATTAATTTCTGATTCGGATTTAAATCAGACATTTGATTTTAATAATTCAAATTTACTAAGAAATACTTTACCATATAAAGTATCTGAATTAAGTGCAGATTATGATTTTATCAATGAAACAAATGATATTTTAAATCAAAAAATAGAAGTATTATCTGTAACATCGGATTCAATAAAATCTATTGAGATTCAAAATGGAGGTAATAATTATAAAGTTGGAGATAAATTAATATTTGACAATACAGACACTTTCGGAAGTGGTTTGAATGTTAACGTTGCTGCTATTAAAGGGAAGAGTATTGTAGAATTGAATACAAGTCTAACTGAATATTTAAATTCCATTTTTACATGGGAATCTTCTGATAAGATAAAGATATCAATATTACCAAACCACAACCTCTCAAATCTAGATTATGTAACTATATCAGGATTTTCTACAAATCTATCAGCACTTAATGGAACACATCAAATCACAGTTCCTTCTTATGTAAATGGAAGATGTCTTTCTACTATAACATCTGCATCCGTAGGATTTACAACAGAAATTTATGTTTCTCCAATTCCAGAACAAATATCAGTTGGTAGTAGTATTAGTATTGAAGCAGAAACTTTAAAAGTTCTTGAAGTACTTAAGAATCAAAACATTCTTAGAATCGAAAGAGGATCTGCAGGAGTATCACACACTGTTGGAACAGCAGTATCTTTCTTACCAGATTCTTTTACAATTTCTAAATCTGTAGATATATTTGATTCAAAGGTAAATGATACAGTATTTTTCAATCCTAAAGAATCTGTTGGTGTAGGAACAATAAGTGGTGTTGGATATAGCACATCATTTGCATTCGGAGGAATTTCAACTGTAACTAGAAGTATTCCATCCAAAGCAATTTACATTGAAAGTCATCCTTTTGTAACTAATCAACCTGTTGGATATAATATTAATGGTGGAACAGATATAAGTGTTTCTGTCGATGGATTGTCTGCATCACAAGAACTTTTAGATACCTTTAGCAATCTTTTTGTGGTCAAGAAAGGTCCAAGTCTTATTGGACTGAAGACTGCAATTACAGGTGAAGAATTGTTCTTCCATAATAATGGAGATGATAGTGATAAGTATTCATTTGAATCCAATTATACTCAAATATTGGGAGATGTAGATAAGAATGTAGTAACTGTTTCAGTATCAACATCTCATGAACTTCAAAATGGAGATACGATAACATTAGATGTTCAACCAAATCTTTCAGTGGGTATTGGAACTTCAACAGCAGTTCGTGTTCTTTATAAATCAGAAATTGATAATATCGTAGTCAATCCAATTGGATTCAACTCTACAGGAATTAATACTACAACTAATGAAATTACAATTACAAATCATGAATTAGTAACTGGTGATAAAGTTCTTTATGAAGATAGTGGATATAATGAATATTTTGTTTATAAAGTTAATAGAAATAGAATTAATCTCTGCGAAACTTTTATAGATTCTCAACAAAATCCTCCGACAGTTGTAAGTTTTGCTTCTACAGGAGGTCCTTCACAAACAATATCCTTAATTAATCCACAATTACAACCAATCAAGAATAACAATTTAGTATTTGACCTTTCAGATTCCTCATTAGTGGATTATAGTCTGAGATTATATCAGGACAAAGAGTTTAATAATGAATTTGTTTCTACTGGTTCTGGTGCTAGTTTCAATGTATCTGGAGTAGGAACTGTTGGAGTAACATCTACAGCAACTCTTACATTAGATTACAACTCACAAATTGGTGAATTATTCTATACTTTAGAAAAAGATGGAGTATTAATTAAATCTGATACTGATATTAATAACTATTCGAGTATCAAGTATATCAATAGTGATTATAACAATTCATATGCTATTAGTGATGTTGCGGCAACAACTTTCAATGTAAATATCAACAAAAAACCAGAAAAACTTTCTTATGGTTCAACAGATTGTGATACATTAGAATACTCAACAACATCAACTTCTGCATCCGG